CCATATCTTGATCTCGCACCATATGATTCGATATATTCTACCAGCCCGACTATCCGGGGGTCGTCATCGCGGATCTTACCCATAAGCGGATCATATTCGTAATGGTCGTCGTCCAGATTGTAATTCTTCATTTTTTTTCCCTCCGTTAAAGTGTTAGTGTAGGGGCGTATTCGTCGTCGTCGTCGCCGATGAAGCCGTCCATTGGGCGCGGTGCATAGGTAATCACTCCGCTATTGTAACCGCTCGAGTTGTCCAGGTCTCCATAGTTATCTATTCCAGGGGGGTAGCAACGCCTACAGAACGCTACAACTGGCGACTTGGTAATGTATAACCAATTTTGCCCTACCTTATAAGAGATGGGGGCTTTAGGATCGATGTAATACTCTTCTGTATCGATATCAAATTGGTAGCCTACTAACACCATGCCTTGGATAATCCGGTGGTCTTCAGTGATGTTGTTACGCTTGTCGTGTTCCTGTGCCAAGTCAATGCCTTTTGCGTCAGCGTCGCTCACCAGCCAGGCGACACTGTCGTCGGTTACGTCAATTTTCCCTATAAATGGTACTATAGTACTACATTCTACGCTTACTTGGTCCAGATTGTAAGTTTTCATTTTTTTCCCCTCCGTTAAAGTGTTAGTGTAGGGGCGTACTCCTCGCTGTCGTCGAGGAATCCGTCCATTGGGCGCGGTGCGTAAGTAATTACGCCGCCGTCGTAAGCGCTTGAGGCTTCAAGGTCTCCNTGGCNATNGCTGTGAGGGTAGCAACGCTCNCANAANGCTACTACTGGCGACTTGGTNATGTACAACCATGATCCATCGATAATATAGGCCATGTCAATGTGGGGGCTTATCTCCCACTCGTTATCGTGATCATTGTATATGTATCCCATAAGCGTATTTGGTAGCTCACCATAGCTTCCATTATCGTTGTAAGGGTAGCAGCAACCATGGCCGTAACCTTCCAAGTCGATTCCTCTTGCGTCAGCGTCGCTTACCAGCCAGGCTACACTATCGTCAGTTACGTTGATCTTACCTATAAGTGGTACTATAGTACTACATCCTACACTTAAGTTATCCTTGGTTACTTGGTTCAGATTGTAAGTCTTCATTTTTTTCCCTCCATTAAAGTGTTAGTGTTTTTTTGGTAACTATGCGTCAATAGTAACAGGGGTTTCCGTATTTGTCAAGTAAAAAGTGTACATTATTTCAAATTAATTTATATTTATTTTACTAATATTTATGCTGGCTTAGGCCAGGAGTACAGAGGGGCTTAGGCCAGGAGTACAGAGGGGCTTAGGCCAGGAGTACAGAGTGGCTTAGGCCAGGAGTACAAAGGGGCAGCTAACATTGTTAGAGTATCTCTTAAATAAACTAACAATGTTAAATTATCTCTTTAATAAGGTAACATTGTTAGAGTGTCATAACTCCTTAGCAATTAATTTATTTTTAATTTTGATCTTTCTTGATATTGCATGGCATGGGGGGGCACGCATCACCCCCTACCCCCCCCCTCTCTTATTAAACACACAACAAACTATCAAAAATAAAATTGGATACAAAAAAACAATTTATATTTCACTCAAATTCACTCAAATTATTTTTTACTCATTGACAAAATAAAATTAATAGTGTATATATATAATATATATTATTAATTTCTTAATGGATAGAGTACGGCTACCTCCTCCGTACTCTATCCTCTCTCCAAGGTTAACATAATGGCTCTTGCTCTGACTCAACAATGGTCAGAAGATCTAAACACAAAGGCTGCTGCTGATTTTATTTTATTACCAGCAGAGGCTCGTGATAGAGGTTATGATTATAACTGGGTAGCGCAAAGATATTTAATCTTTCTCAAGGTCGGTACTCGCAAGCAGAAATTAGCTGTTGCCCGTAAATTCTTTAAATTCCTTAAACAAATCAATAGAGACAGAGCCAAGAAAGAACTTGGAGAAGACTTTTTTCAGGCATTTTCCCATTATTGGGATAATTTCAACGAATTAAATTCAAAGCAGGATTGGATTCAGTTGGAAGCCATTGATATGATAGCTGAGATGTGTTCAAGATTTAATTTTGCTATTGATATAGTTTCTTCATTAGAGATGGAAGAAAGGGTTAAAAAATTAGACAAATTAGACAAAGAAGAAAAAGTAATAGATATAGAGTTTATAGAGGTAAATGATGAGTATAAGAAATTAAATAAAGCTATTTAAAGAAGAGGAGGTGAATATATGTCTTATGATAGCAGATTAGCTGGTTCGTTAGTTTCTGATTTAATTGGTAGGCTCCCTTTTCCACTAGCTAAGAGACTTTTGGATAGGGTTCTTGATTTTACGGAAAATATAGTCTTACGAACTTCAATAAAGGCGGATGATCGGTTCATTCTTCCAATTTGTGAGATGATTCGAGAACTTCTTAACATTCCTGATGATGATTAATTTAAAAGAGGAGCAAAAAAATGAGAGAGTTAAGTAAAAATGAAATGATGAGTATATCTGGTGGACTTGGTGTTTTTGATACTACTTTTTGGGCACTTGGTATGGTTACTGATATGGTAAGTAAGGTAGTTGTAGGTAGTACTCTTGCAATTTCTGCAGTATTGCTCAAGAGATTTGAAGCNTTTATGGATGGACGACTCTAAAACTTATATGTNGAGTCTGTCCACNNNTAAANGTGGACNGACTCNANAACAAGGAGCAAAAAAATGANAGAATTAACNAAAGANGAAATGGTAGANATATCAGGTGGTTTAGGTTTTGTTGATACTACAAGAATATTACTTATTGGTGTTCTTGTTATCAGAGAAATCGCAGCATTTATTGATGGGAGAATGTAAATGAGAGAATTAACTAAGGATGAAATGGTAGAGATATCTGGTGGTTTAGGTATTTTTGATACTACTGCTTGGGGATTAGGTGCGCTTTCTGATGCATTTAGTGCAGTAACTATTGGTGTAACTATAATTGTTTGTATGTTACTATTTGGTGATTCTGAAAATTACACTTATCCTTTTTAATGGAGAAAAATTATGAAAAATAGACTTATTGTTATGCTTATTAATGCTTTGTTGGATATGTTGTCACCTAATTTAGTTAAGTCTTTTGCTGAATTATGCTTAGACTGGGTTGAAAACTATGTAATAGGTACAGGAACAGATATTGATGACAAAATATTATTGAAATTATGCGATACAATTAGAGCGACTTTTGATATACCTGACAATGATGAGGAGGATACAGAAGATGTCATTGAAAAAGTATAATGTTATTGAATTAACAAATGAAGAAATGATTGATATTGATGGTGGTCAAATAATTGGTTCTGGGCTTATTGTTTTGCTGGTGTTCTTGAAAAGACTTGAGGCATTTATAGATGGATTTCTTTAAACAATGAAACCACAGTTAATTTTAACTATAGCAAAGTCATATCTTGGTTATAATGACTTTGGTAAGTTACATAAGTTTCTCGCTGCTAGAATATGTGAACCAAGAAAACATCAGGTTAGAATGATTTTAATACCACGAGGGTTTTTTAAGACTTCATTCTTAACTATTTCTTATTCAGTGGCACAGGCTATTATTGATCCGAACATAAGAATTTTAATGTGTTCAGAAAATTATAGTAATGCTTCTGCCTGGGTATCGACGATAGGAAGGTTATTTACTGAAAACGAAAACTTTAGAATAAAATATCCTGACTATTGTCCTAAAAATCCAGGGAATCCTGATACAAAATGGACAAATGATTGTATTATCCTTCCCAATCGTACTAAGTATTATGGGGAGGGCACGTTTGAGGCTATGGGGCTTGATTCAACCATAGTTTCAAGGCATTATTCTTATATGAAGTTTGATGATCTTGTGTCAGATAAAAATATTACAAATAAAGAACAGTTGGATAAGGTTATTAAATTCTTTGAAGAAAGTAAGGGTCTATGTGATATACGTCACAAGACTCCTATTGATGTTGTGGGCACAACCTGGGATGATTCTGACCTATATGATTATCTTAGTCGTAAGAAGAATGTAGAAATTATTAAAGTTCCAGCACAATATAACAAAGAAAGAACAACAGGAATTAAACTTCCATTTAAAAAAGGTGAATCTATTTTTCCTGAAAGAGTATCAACTGAAGATTTAACAGAAATAGAGAAGGATGATCCTGACACATTTGCAAAGTTTTATGCCCTTGACCCTGTCCCTCGGTCAACGAAAGTTTTTAAGAATTTTGAATATTATGCTCATCTTCCTGGTAAATTAGAAGATTATAGAAAATTTATGACCGTTGATCCGGCGCATACTGATAATCCTACTGCAAATTACAGTGCTATTGTTATATGTGCTGTGAGTGAAGACAAAAGATATGTTTTGTTAACTTGGAGGGATAGGGTCACTCCTGGTAAATTTGTTGATAAAATGGAAGAGTTGTATTACAAGTATAATTGTGAAAAAATAGGAATTGAAACTGATGTTTATCAAATAGCTTTAAAGTACTGGCTTTACGAAAGGATGATAAAAGCTGACAAATACATGAAGATTATTGAACTTAAGGCCAGGGGAAAAGCTAAAGATGATAGAATTTCAGCACTTGAACCATATGTTAATACTGGTCAAATTATATTTGCAAGAGATCAACAAGATTTAGTTTATGAGTTAGATAGATTTCCAAAGGCTCGTACTAAAGATTTGGCTGATTGTTTGGCGTATCAATTAGAGATATCAAAATATAAGTCTGCTCCTGGTAAAGAAAAAAGAAAAGAGAGTAGAAATAGTTTATTTGCCTGGAAGCGAAGAATGAAAAGAGCGTTTAAAGAAGAACCGTTTCATATAGGTGCAGATAATGACGGAAATCACATTATTAATGTGGAGATATATTAATGGATTCAAAGTTAGAAATTTGGCTTGACAGAATAGAAAGAAGTAAAAAAATTAGAAAGAAATTTTTAAAAGCTACAAAGAAATTCATACAATTTTATGAAGGTAAGCAATGGGGAAATAGAAAAATTACTCTTTCCGAAAAACCTACAGTTAATCTCATTTATTCTCATGTAAAGACTCAGTTACCATTTCTTTATTTTCAGAATCCTAAATGGTATTGCAGGGCTAAGGGCAAGGCCCTGACCGACCAAAAATTAAAGTTTCAGGCAGAATTATCAGAGAAGTTTTTAAATTACTATGTCAATGAGAATATGGGTATAACTCTTAAAAAACAGATGAGACTTGCTATTCTTGATGCTTTTTTTGGTTATGGTGTAATAAAGGTTGGATATATAGGTGACTTTGAATCAAATCCTAACTTTGGTGAAGCTAATATACTCGGAGAAGATGTTAGCGGAGATCCAGTATATGCTGTTGACAAGATTACTGGTGAAATTACTAGAGATATGGAAGAAGAAATTCTTGTAAATGAATCTTTTTTTGCTACTAGACGTCCATATTCGGCTATGTTATTTGATCCAGAGGCAGAGAATTTTTTTGAATCAGGTAGATTTGTAATTGAAGAAATCGTTAAGTCAGTTCAGGATGTCAAAAATAGTACTCTATATGAACACACAGATGATCTAGAAGCAAACTATACAGTTAAAGCAGGGTTTGATCTGGATAGATATGATGACGATAGGAAAGAAGCTATTGAGTCAGATCTTGATAGAATAACTCTTTATGAAATTTATGATATTGAACATGATAGACTTTTGGTAATTGCAGAAGGTCATGAAGAATTTCTTAGAGATGAATCTATGCCAGACGGAATTGATGGTATTCCATATGTTTTTTTAAGATTCAATGAATCTCCTGATAAACTTTATCCACCGTCTGATATAAGTAATTTGGTTCCGATACAGGAAGAATATAATGTTGGCAGATCAATGATAATGACTCATGCTAAAAGATTTGGTCGTAAGTATGGATATACAGATCAAACTTTTGATTCTGATGATGAGATAGAGCGAATCAAAGAAGGGGATGATGGGGTATTTTTTAAAGTAAGGGATATTGGAGAATTACCTCAACCATTAAAAGATGCTCCGTTGGATTCTTCAGTATATGCTAATTTTGAACAGACTAAAATGGATTTCAGAGAAGTTGGTGGATCAACAGAAAATGAAAGAGGTGTTGTTGAACGAAGAAAAACAGCATATGAAGCGTCTCAAATTGCAAGGTCTTCTTCAATAAGAAAAGAAGATAGTAAAGCATTGGTTGAAGACTTTGCAGGTGAGGTTGGCAATAAACTTCTTCAGTCTATGCAGGCTAATTTGACCATAGAGACTGCTATGGAAATTATTGGAGAACAAGGAAAAGCCTGGATGAATATAACACGAAATGAAATTGATGCTGAGGTTACAGTTGGAGTTGAAGTTGGGAGTGCTGCTCCGCAAATACCAGAATTTGAAAAACAAGATATGTTTTCTTTTTTACAAATAGTTTCTCAGTTTCCTCCTGAGACCGTAATGACACATGTTAATTTTGAAGGAATGATTCGTAATGTTGGTAAGTACTTTCAGTTACTTGATACAAATGAAATTCTTAATTCACTAGAAAAAGTTAAACAGATTGAGAAACAACAACAAATGATGAGAATGATGGAAATGCAAAAGGGTCAAAAAGATGCCAATATATGAGTATTATTGCCATAATTGTAATATAACATTTAGTAGATTAGTTGATAAAGATGAGGACTTTTCTGATTGTCCTTATTGTAATTTAGATACAAAGAAAGTTCCTTCAATTTGTAATAGTATGACATTTAAACCTACAGAAGAAGGCGAAACGTCAAGACATGTAGTAACGGATCAAATAAAAGAGTATAATGATAGTGAACAAGCGAGCAAAACAGGTAAAGTAAGAATATATTAAAAGAAGGGAATTATTATGGAAGATGAAATAATGTCAGGATTGTCTGACGATTTATCAAAATTTACAAAGATAGTAGAAGAAGAAGAAAATGAAAATATTCAAGAAGAGCAAGAACAGGGAGAAACTCCCTTTTTTGATATAAATTCAATTCCTGAAGATCAAAGAGAGATGTTTTCTGAAACTTTTGAAAAGATGCAGGCAGCTTATGAAGAGAAAACAACTGGTATTGATGCTTTACAGCACAAAACTGAGGTTGTGGATGCTTTAATAAAAAAGTTAAATGATACAGATCAAAAGCCTATTCAGAAAAATGTTCTTGAACCAAAGGGAAAAGAATTTGATTTTGAGTTTGAGGATGGAGATTATTATGCAAAGCCTTTTCAACAAGTTACAGATTTGGTAAAAGATTTAAAAAATGATATAAGTAATATGAAAACAAATTCTGAAAAGAAAGAACATTCTAATTTTCAAGAAAAGGTAAGGGGATTCTTTAATGAGAATAAAGTTGACAATAAAGTTATAACTCAGATGGATGCTATAGCTGGTGAACTTGGCCCTAATGCATATAATAATCTTCCTAGATTGTTAAATTTAGCTAAAATGGAATTAGGAATTGATCTAACGCCAAAAACTACCCCAAAGGCAAAGCCAAGGTCGAGAGTAGAAAACAAAACGATGAGAAAGGCAGTTCAGCATAAAGAACCTTCTTCTATGACTGAAGCCTGGGCATTGGCGGAAGAACAATTATCAGGATAAAGGAGAATAAAAAATGGCTGTAAACAGTTTTACATTTGAATTTGATTCTATTCTTTCTACAACATTAATGAATTATCGAAATAAACTGTACGATAAACGCTATTGTCGTACGTAAAATCTAGCTATATGCTGGAAACCCTGAGTATATGTAGGTGCTCATTATGCAAAAATCCGACATTGCAGGCAATCAGCAGGAAAGGCGATTTGTAGAATTAGGTTGGATAGCGGGAATAATAGATGGTGAGGGACATATAGGCATTAATTTTATAAAAAACTATGCCCAAGGTGCTCACCATTGGTGTTTTGTTGCCCGATTAGTTGTGGGAATGACGCACTTTGAGACTATCCGAACCTTAGAAAAACTTTTGAAGCAAAATGATATTGGTTGTCATATTCATGAGAGAAAAAAACAGAGCTTAAAACATAAACCTTGTCTAATTTTGACAGTAAATGGATTAAGACGAATGAATAAGTTTTTGGATTTAATTAAATCATATCTTGTTACTAAAAAATTACCTGCTTCCATAATGCATACATGGATAAAGCATAGACTTGAAGTAGGAAAAGCAAGATATAATCATGAAGACTATGACTTTTATTTATCTTTTTGTGAATCTACAGATCGAATCCTCAACGACTATACGCTGGAACGGTTAAGAGAATCTTGCTTTGGTATAGATTATAGAATTTACAACAAGCGACAACCAAAGAAAAATTCTGCCGTATGATATAGTCTGCTCTGCATGGCGACATGCAGCTAACACAAGGAATATATTTAATGCAAATCCTTTTATGTATTGGTTACACGCTAATGGACGAAAAAGAATTGAGGATGGTGGTGAAAGAGTAGTTATTCCTTTGCAGTATGGACGGAATACAACCATACACTCTTTGAAGAGTGGATATGATATAATTGATACAACGCCGCAGAATAACCAAACGGCTGCTTATTATGAATGGCGTGAGGTGGCAGGTTCAATAACTATTTCTAACAGAGAGCTTGTTCAAAACTCTGGAAAACATAAAATTATAAGTTTGCTTGAGGCAAAGACTTCTGAAACCGAGATGTCAATGACTGAAATCCTGGAAATGATGGTACTTTCTTTTACTGCTGGTAATGGTGGACATGATCTTATGCCTATTTTTCAATATATTCAAAAAACGCCTGCCTCTGGTAAAGTTGGTGGAATAAATTCTGCTGTTCATTCTTGGTGGAGAAATCAGGTTAATAAGTCTAAAGCTGTTAATTGGGCTGATTTTTTAGCTGAAATAGGTAATATGTATAATTGTTGCTCTAAGGGTGGAGCTAAAGGTAAAAGAAGTCATCCAGATATGATTCTTTGTGATCAGGCTTTCTATGAAACTTATGAAAATGCTTGCAGAGATAAGACCAGGCTTATAAATGAAACAGTAGGTGATCTTGGATATGGTGGGCTAAAATTTCGTGGTGCAACTTTAATGTGGGATGAATATGTTCCTGATATGAAAGATGAAAAGGCGGTAACCGATCCTGATACTTATTGGAACACTCATAATGGTAGTACTGGTGTCTTTATTAATTCTGAATTTCTGGAATTTGTTGTTTGTAAGGGTCAAGATTTTACAGTAGGCCCATTTATTCAACCAGAAGATAAGAAGGCAAAGACGTCAATTATCTATTTGATGGGTGAAATTTGTTGCTCAAACAGAAAAAAGCAAGGGTTACTTTATGAAGTAAACCAAAAGATGAATAATTAAAAACAAGGACATAAGATTATGTTATTTACTAGAATCAACAGACGTGATCCTGAAGAGATTTTTATGATTGTAAAGGCGGGTGAAAATCTTTTAGCTAATCATCCAGCATGTTTTCATTTTAGTGGTGTTGATGATGGTCTTAATGCTTTCCTTTGTGATGAAATAACTGATAATGTTTATACTGTTGGTATAGCTGATGGTGATATAAATGCTGGTAATTATGGCCTTGTTCAAGTTTATGGCTTTAGAAGTAAAACTTTCACAAAAGAAGATAAAAGTGTTCCTGTTAATAGTGGTGGTTATTATAATGTAAATCCAGATTTTAATGGTCATCTTTCTTTGGAAGTAGAAACTTCTGGCTCAACAGCGTTTATACCTGCTTTTGTATCTGCTCATGATGTTACTTTGTTAAAAACTAGTTCTCCTCGATTAACAGGAGTCTTAATTCGATGCATGTAAAAGTGTATTCTTGTTATAATTGTGGAAAGCTTATAACCGAGAGAAAACTCAGAAAGATAGGGAGGTGTTCTAAATGTGGTAGTCATCATGTGAGGAATGCCTCTCTTACTAAAATAGGTGAATTTATGATCAAATGGAGATTGATCAAATGAAAGAATTTTTGTTTTTTATAATAGAAAAAATTATAGGATATCTAATGATAAAAAAAACAAAAGAAGGTTATAAAGTAACAAGTGAAAAAGGAAAAAATTTAGGTGGGCCATATAAAACAAAAAAGGAAGCTATAAATAGATTAAAAGAAGTGGAATACTTTAAACATAAAAAAGGACAATAATGGCTACATTAGCAGAAATAAGAACAAATATATTAATTAAATTAAAACAAGAAATAGGAACTTCTGATTGGTGGTCAGAAGATGAAATTGAACAATGGACTAATGATCTATATATTGATACTTCTCGAGATGGTCGATTNTTGAAAAAAAGAGATGTTTTGACTTTAAGTATAAAAGATCAAGCTACATATTCTCTTCCTACTGGAACTATTATTTTAATAAGTATGACATATGATCAAGAACCAATTTATCCNACTACAATAGAAGAACTAAATGCTTATAGTAGAAGTTGGAGATCAGAAGGCCCAGGCATTCCATGTTGGTTTTATTATGAACGTGGCAATAGATATACAGAAGTAAGTTTACATCAGACTCCAAGTACATCTGGACTTGAAATAGGTTTTGATGTTATTTATAAACCAAATAAATTAGAAATATCTGAATCGCCAGAAGAACCATTTACGGATGGACTTTTATTAAAAGATGGTGTTGTAAGTATGGCCCTGGCTAAGGAGGGAGGTGGTCAAAATTTAGATAGGAGTGATTATTATTGGAGGCAGTTTTACACTAAGTTAACTGCTTTGTTGAAAGAACCGAAGATTTCAGGTAGAACTCATGTAATGAGAAGTATTGAAGATTTGGGAATAAGAGGAATTGATCAAGGCCCACGGTTACCACTTGATTATCCATCTTATCCTTGGTAATTAACCCTATAAACAAGTTAAGGAGAATAAAAAATGGTTACTTTGTTAACAATAAAACTACTAAAAGCTCTTTTGTCAATGTTGAATCCTGCAACCATGAAAGAATTAGTAGGTATAATTCTTGATTTTGTTGAAACTAAGGTTTTGGGAACTTCAATATCAATAGATGATAGAATTATTTTGCCTATCATTCAAAGACTAAGAAAACTTATTAACCGATAATGTAAACTAGATTAAGGAGAATAAAAAAATGATTACCCTATTAACAATGAAATTGATTACAATTCTTTTGTCAATATTAAATGATGAAAAACGACATGAACTAGTGGAGAAAATTCTTGACTTTGTTGAAACAAAGGTTTTGGGTTCATCTACTGAGATAGATGATAGGGTTCTATTGCCTATCATTGAAATGTTAAGAAAACTTATAGAACTCGTAGAGGATTAAACGATGACTTTCACCGACGCATGGGATGATAATTTTGAATCATCTCCTACAGACGATAATTATGGATATGAAATTGATAATTATATCAGGCGGACGATTAGAGCTGTACGAGAACGTATGGAAATAGATCACGTCTGGAAAAATGGAGATGATGATGGTGAACACAAAGTAATTACTTTACAAGTTCAGGAAACCCCTGAATATGAAGATATAATTGATAAAGGATTACTTTACACCAAAGATATTAATGAAAAAGCAGAGCTTCATTTTATAGATGAAGAAGGAGTTGAAACTCAGTTAACAAATACAGGAATATCTTCTGGTGTTCCAGAGGGCACAATCATTCCATGGGTCGGTGGTTATTTTGATAATATATCAAATGGTAATTTTACTAGCGTTTTAGCTAATACAGTAGAAGAAGTTAATGAATTATTCAATGGTCAAGGTTGGTATGTATGTGATGGTTCAGCTTTGAATCATCCTAATAGTATTATTTTTAATGGTGAAGATAGACATCTTCCTCTTTTAACTGATGATAGATTTTTAATGGGAGCTATTTCTGTAAATGCTGGTGGTCATAATATTAATAATCATTATCATGTTATAAATACTAATGTGGGCATTAAAGATCATGTTGATCATGCACTTTTAACAATGCATAGACATAACCATAAACTACCTAATCATAACCACCAATGGTATAAATGGAATCCTGCTTCTAATTCGAGTACATATAATTTAGATGGAAATGAAATAAATGTTACGGCCATAGAAAGTGGTTATCATGGAATTGTAGTTGAAACTAGGGCGTCTCAATTAAATCTTAATTGTTATACTACTAATCAAATTGATGCTTATGCAGACTGGGAAGAAAGTCTTATTAATCAAAATATAGACTCTCATAGTTCTCATGTAATAGAAAACAATGAAATTATTTCAGGAATACCAAATGATATAGAGAATAGACCATTATATTTATCAGTATTCTATTT